TTCTCAGTATAATCGTGATGCGTATGGTAACTCTGACGTTGATCTAACAAATACATCTGAGTCAATGGGTATTACTCATACTGCTGACTGTATATTAGGTTTGGTCAGTTCTGAATATCTTGACGAAATGAATCAACTTATGATTAAACAGTTGAAGAATCGTTGGGGAGACATCAGTTACTATCGAAGATTCCTGGTTGGTATTGAACGCGCAAAGATGAAGATATATGAACTCGAAGAATCTGCCCAAGAGAATATTAATCTCGAGTCTCCATCTGGGGGTGGTGGCCAACATGCAAAAAAGAACTGGGATGATAGTTCGCCAGTCTTTGATAAGACCGACATTGGTATGAGACTGAACAAACGCAAACCAGGTCAGAAGGTTTTTGGAGATGTTGCTTTAACTTAAGTATCTGTATAAATAACTCTATAGATTAATTTTAATAGGTAACAGATGAAGAGTTTCAATTCATATATAAAAGAAGCTAGTTTTTTAAAGCCTGACTACGTTATAGGACACAAAGTCGCTTTTAACGGAAAAGGTTTTAGAGAATTAGATGCTTTAGGTTATAAACCTGGTGATCACTTTGAGATTATAGCACCAACCAAAGCTGACTATACTTATGGTGATGGTCCGGCAGAAAAGTATCTAAAAGCACCAAACGGTAAAGTGATACATATGAAAGGAGCAACCGGTTTTAAATCGAGTTCCTTTACTCATGTTAAAACTTCAGGTTCTCCACCAACAGGTGCGGAATGGGAAGATGTTATTGTTTACGCCTACAATAAACTCAACGGTAAATCAACAGATGCCGCAACAGTTGAAGTAGCAGAAAAGTTTAGTGACTATGCAGATGTTGCTGATAAAATCGCAACCAACTTCAATAACCAATTAAAAGCAACACAGTTGGTGCAAACTGGTCGCGGTATGGGAGCCATTAGTTTAGGACCTATATGGAAAGAATCAGGTGCTAAGAACAAAACACCAAAGACTGATATTGCATCCGCTGATTTCAAAGAAAAGATATCATTAAAGAAAGCAGGCGGATCTCAGCTTGCCTCACCAACCAAAGCAGAAGCTATCGCAATCGTTAAAGCAGCAATGTCGGAAATGGGCGAAGACAGAACAATGGCAGCTAAACTTGTTAGTACAATGGAAACAAATATGTCATCTCTAATATCGAGAGAGACTGCTGGTGATTTGCGTAAACAATCAAAAGCTGGTGTAAAGACTGATGCAGTGATTGATTTCCAAGCAAAGGATAAAGGTAATAGAGAATTAACTAAAATGCTCGAAGGCCTTATTAATCAAGATACAGCAGTTAATGCTTTATTTAGTAAACATATTGTACTTGAGGCAGCAACCGGTAATCATAAGTTTGGTGGTGCAGGTTCTCCTGCCGCAGCTAACCTATTAGGTAAGTTCAGTCTAACAGGTGCTATTGAAGTTCAGCCTATCAATAGTATTAATGATCCTGTTATTGTTAAATATTCGCAAACAGTTAAACCTGTCGTTTCATTTAAGTCAGGTGGCGGTGGTGCCCCTGCATATTCAGCATTACGTTTAGGTATTAAAGAAGAAGAAACGTTAAGAGGTATTGTATTATCTGAAATGGAAACACTCGACGGTTTAATGTTAACTGAAGACTTCCTATCAGAAGGTCCACTCGATATGTTAAAGAAAGCTGGTGATTGGGCTAAAGATAAAGGTAAGGCATTTATAAATAAAGTTAAAGCCGCAGTTGCCAATGTTCTTGCTAAGATGAAAGCAATACTAACAAAGATCGCAAAGATGGGAAAGAAAATGTTTGCGAGTTTAATGAAGTTCTTCGGAGTAGAAGTAAGTTCAGCAACAGGCATACCAGGAAATATTTCTTTATGAAGGATTTTAAAACATTTGTTGACGAAGGTCCAAACGATCCTGCGATATTCAAAGCAATCTTTTTGGCAGGTGGCCCTGGCTCAGGTAAATCATATGTCGTTGGAAAAACTGCATTACCTATTCTTGGGTTCAAAGTTGTGAATTCGGATGATGCATTTGAAGCAGCAATGAATAAAGCTGGTTTAACAATGGATGCTGATACTATCTTTTCAACTCAAGGACAAGAGATTCGAGATAAAGCAAAGAAAGTAACAGGCACGAGGATGACTGGCTATTTACGTGGTCGTTTAGGATTAGTTATTGATGGAACAGGTAAGAACGCTGCTAAGATTCAAAAACAAGCAAAAGAGTTAAGAAGCTTAGGATATGATGTAGGGATGATATATGTTAATACGGATTTAGATACTGCAATTGCTCGTAACGACGCAAGACCAAGATCACTACCTGTTCAACAAGTTACCGCATTATGGAAAGATGTTCAAAAGAACATTGGCGGATATCAGAAAATGTTTGGGCGTGACTTTATTATTATTGATAATTCAGAAGGCGCAAGTATCGAATCTAATATTACAGATGGTTATAAGTGGGCAACTAAATTTTCTAAGTCTGCTATTGAAAATCCTAAAGCAAAGAAATGGATTCAGTCTTACTCAGAAGAATACCTGCCTGAAGCTGATCTTGCTATGGCCACAGATAACATTCTTGATATTATTCTAAAAGATCTTAAGAATAGGTTATCGCAAGATGTACGACGCAAAGACGTTAAGCTAGTTAACGATATAGCAGGAATTGTAAAAAAGAAAGTAGAATTAGATTTTAAACATAAAGGTTACCTGAGGTTGAAAGACAAATGAAATCGTATAACCAATACCTTGCGGAAGCTGACGCAAACCTACACATGACTCATCTTGAGGACGCGGTTCTCGATGGCGGTGTAAAAGGAACAAGAAACGTAATTAATTATATTCGTAATATTCGCGATATGCTATCAGGTAATACTAAGGCTCCTGTTAATATTACAACAAAGTGGGACGGAGCTCCTGCGATTTTTGCTGGTGTTGATCCTGCCGATGGTAAGTTCTTCGTGGCAAAGAAAGGAGTATTTAATAAAACTCCAAAGCTGTATAAAACAAATGCAGAAATTGATAATGATCTGAGTGGTGAACTCAATAGCAAATTTAAAGTTGCTTTAAAAGAATTCGCTAAACTCGGAATAAGTGGAGTAGTACAAGGTGATTTCTTATATACGGATGACGATCTTAAAACGGAAGATATTGATGGAGAATCGTGTGTTACTTTCCATCCTAATACCATTGTTTACGCGGTACCTAAAGCATCAGGACTCGGTAAGACAATTTCAGAATCAAAGATTGGTGTGGTCTGGCACACAACATACGCAGGATCAACTCTTGAAACAATGTCTGCAAGTTTTGGTATTGCGATCTCAACAAAACTTAGCAAGGTTAAATCGGTCTGGCACGTAGACGCAACGTTTGAAGATAAGTCAGGTACAGCAACATTTACCGACGCAGAGAACAAAGCCCTAACTGCTCAGTTAAGTCAAGCAGGAGCATTGTTTAGAACAATAGATGCTAAGGTTCTAGGCGAACTCGGAACAAACGCAGATTTAAATCAAAAGGTAAATACTTTTATTAATACAAAGGTACGCGATGGCCAACGTATAGGTGCGGTCAAACCTTTCGTTAAAGATTTACAGAGTTACATACAACAGTATTATAAGAAAGAAGCAGATAAGCGCAAGACTCCTGCTGGTAAGAAAACACAAATGGATAAAGCAACGTTAGCATTACAAATCTTTGCGGCTCCAGGTAATACGAAAAAACTCGAAGCTATATTTACTCTATATGATTTGATGGTTGATATGAAATATGTTATCATAGACAAATTAAATAAAGTTGGTGGTATTAAAACACTACTTAAAACAACAAAAGGATTTGAAGTAACAGGACAAGAAGGATTTGTTGCGATTGACCATTATGGTAAGAACGCATTAAAGATCGTGGATCGTATGGGATTCAGTCTTGCTAATTTCTCAGATCAATACATTAAAGGGTGGCAAAAATAGGAGACAATAGGAGACAATAACGATGGCAATTTGGAACAAAAACGACCAAGAATATCTCGTAAGTAATAAAACATTATTCGAAGCATTTATGCTCGCAGATAAAGATGGTAATATAGTCAATACGTTTGGCGAGGCATCTAATATTCCTTTAGCAGCCGGAGAACTAGACGGTTACTCCGCGGTACATAAGTTTGGCATCATTGATGGCACTATCGGAACAGGTTGGTCAACTATTTGGACGCAAGGCGAAAATAATGGAGATCAATTAGTACCTTGGAGAGAAATTGGTGATGCCGGTGTTGTTACTGTTACTTCATCCCTTGCTGGTGATACAACTGGCGTTACGCTCGAAGGATTAGATGCAAATTATAACTTTCAATCAGAAACATTAACTTTGGCTGGTACTGCTGATGTTGTAGGAACTAAAACTTGGCATCGTATTAATCGTATGTATATGGTAACAGAAACAAACGTTGGTAATGTTACTGCAACGATCGGTGCTGATATTGTAAGTTCTATTAAAGCAGAACGTGGTCAAACGTTACAAGCTTTTTATACAATCCCTGCTGGTAAAACTGCTTACCTAACTCATATGCAAGTAGCTTCTAATAAGAACCAAGCCGTTGAAGCATCACTCTTTGTAAGACCGTTTGGCGGAGCATTTAGAGTTACTGGTGGTACTATGCTATACCAAATGGAACACTCAATCCATTACACTGCTCCTATTCGAATTACTGAAAAGAGTGATATGGACTTTAGAGCTATTGGTGCAGCAAACGGTGTTTTATCAGCATCGTTTGATCTTATATTGGTTGACAACACTGCCTAAATATGATATAATATAAATTCTATAATATGAATAAGGTGATCCTTAATGAAAGACGTAACAGTCATAAACTTCTACGGCGGGCCTGGGTCAGGTAAATCTACCGCTGCTGCCGGTTTGTTCTATCAAATGAAAATCGCAGGCTATAACGTCGAACTGACGGACGAGTTTGCTAAAGAGTGCGTATGGGAAGGTAACATCCCTATGCTACAAGATCAACTGTGGGTTCTTGGCCACCAACATCGAAAAATATTACGATTATCCGATAAGGTAGATTATATTATTACCGATAGTCCTGTACTCTTAAGTCCGATATATCGTGAGAGATATGGTGAACCGCTCTACTCAGATCTAATTGACCAAATGGCCCTTGAATGTTATAAGCTATATAATCACAATATCAATTTTATGTTAACAAGACCTGAAGGTTTTGACCAACAAGGTAGAGCACAGGATATAGATGAGTGTATTTTAATTGATGAAGCAATCATGGAACAATTTGACCGACTTAATATCGGATATATAAATTTAGATTCTAACGACAACGCAGCGGCTGCAATGAGATATATTAAGAGACTATGGACATAAGTATTGAAAAGAAGATGACTCACATTTGGATAGGACCTAATCCTGCTCCATTGAAGTGGATGAATACTTGGCCAGATAAAATGCCTGACTGGGAGTACTCAGTATTCACTGATGATATGTTACACAAACGTAAATGGTATAATCAGCATTTGATTGAAGAGTATTATAGACAAAAGTGTTGGGCAGGAGTTGCCGATTTAATTCGTTATGAGTTAATCTTTGAGAGAGGTGGCTTTTGGCCTGAAGCCGATTCAGAATGTTATCATGATGTTAGTGAACTATTCGTTGAAGATCCAAACTTAGCATATACTGTATTTGAAAAGGAAGATGTAATACCGAGATCTATATCTCCAATCATGGCAGCAAACCCAGGTAATAAATTCCTTGATGTTATATTGAGAAAACTCCATACATTAAGACCTGGAGATTTAGATCCAAAGCCACACGAATCAACTGGAAACTTCTTCTTAGCAAGATTACTTGATGGCACTCGTCACCTACTACATATCTTTCCTTCTTATACATTTATACCTCAATGGTTTCGTCCTGGGTATCCAAGGTATGATGGACCAGGTAAAATATACGCAGAACAACATTGGGGTTCAACCGCAACTGATTTAGGTCTCCCAGAAACAACAAAACAATATTATGAAGGTATAGAGTGAAACACGTAGAAATATTAGGTTTAGGACATCCAAGGACAGGAACTGGTTATACAAGTAAAGTATTATCAGATTGGGGTTTGGACGTCGGCCATGAAGTAATGGGTAAGCAAGGTATTGTATCTTGGTTATTAGTTAAACCAAAAGGACCTTATTTGTGGCAGAGGGGATTTGATAGAAGACCAACATATGACCATTTAGTATATAATACACGAGATCCAAAAACCGCTCTTGCTTCAATTGTATATACTGAAACACCACCTTGTGATAAAGATGGAACTAGTTGGTGTGGTACAAAGTATTACGAAAACTTTAACTATTCAAATTTTGATTACGACTCGACATACTTTCGTAAACAATTTATTGGATTAAATAGTGACAACCCAATAGAAAACGCAATTGATAGTATATGTCAGTTCCATGAAATGATTCTGCGCTGTCGCCCAGATGTACAATATAGGATTGAGAACGAAGAACAGAAATTATTTAATTACTTTAAATCTGCATATCCAGATATTCAGTATATAGAACATCCAAATAAAGAAAATACTCGAAAGCATAAATCGTTTGAACAGATGGCAGATGAATTTCCAACACCATCTAAACAACACATAGACAGAATTAACCATTATGCAATGGCGTGTGGGTATGATAAGGTAGAATTTTGAAAGCTTATATATTAACACATGACCATCCAACATCTCGAGAATACGCAAAGACTTGTTCTGATTCTTGCGATCTTGTTGGTTTAGATTGGGAATACTTTGAAGGTTGGTCTCATTGTACTGGACGTATGGCGTGGTGTGAAACCGGAATCAAAATGAAATTCCACGAACCTATGCTTTACGTTGCTGAACCAAACATGCATCACAAAGCAAATACTTGTTCTGCTGGTCATGCTGCTATTTGGAAAAAGATCGCCGAAGGTGAAGATAACGTTGGTATTGTATTAGAACACGATGCTATTATGTATTATAAACCAGACATCAAAATACCGGATAACTATTTAATTACATTAGGATATAAATTATCAGAATTACGTTATGATTATAAAGAAGGTAATAAACAACCACGGAAATTGATTAATATAGATGGTCATGAAGGTGCCCATGCTTATATGATGACAAAAAGAACAGCCCAAAACTTAATTCACGAAATAGAAGAGCAAGGTATATTAGGAGCAGTTGATAACGCATACTTTATTCGTGGACAGAGAAGAACCAAGATACCACTTGTGATTATGTCTCCAACCCCTGCTGTAGGATATTTAAGAGATTCTACGATATGGGATGAGTCAGCGCACGTTAACTACGAATTTATAGACAGCTTCGCTAATTATTATAAATAAAAACATTAGCAAACTAAAAATTAGGAAATACTTACATGGATCGCTTAAACGAAGCAGATGATACATCGATTGCGGCTGGATCTGTAAATGATTACACAGATACCGACAAAACAAAAGATTCTTCTAATAAAGATATCAAGAAGCGTAAAGATAAGAAAAAAGATCAAGACGAAAACGATATCATTAAAAAAGATACCAAAACTACTTTTGATGCAACAAAGTATATTGATACTGAACCACGATTACAGGAAGCTGTTACCGCAACAGCAGTTGCCACATTTGGTCGTATGAATCCTCCAACAGTCGGTCATGAAAAATTAGTTAATGCAATTATCAAAAAGGCAATCTCAGTTAAAGGTACTCCATTAGTATACCTATCAAAAACACAAGATGCTAAAAAGAATCCATTATCGTATGATGATAAGATTAAGTTTGGTCAAGCTCTATTCGGTAAAAGGATGATTGTTAAATCAAACGCAAAAACAATTATACAAGTTGCACAAGAATTACAAAAGAAAGGCTATAAGGATTTAGTTTTAGTTGTTGGTTCAGATAGAGTTAAAGAATTCGATACTCTCCTAAACAAATATAACGGTAAAGATTATACGTTTAATAGTATTGAAGTTGTTTCTGCTGGTGAACGTGATCCTGACTCTGATGGTGTTGACGGAATGTCAGCAAGCAAGATGAGGGCATTGGCAGCAGATGGTAATTTTGACGAATTCGTTAAAGGAATTCCAACAAGAAACGATAAAATAAGGTTAGACTTATATTCAGCGGTTCGTGATGGATTAGGTATTAACGAACAAACCAATTTTGCGGTAAGTCAGTTTCTTGCAGAAAGAGTTAAGGCAGGTAAGGTCGATCCTTTATCAGCAATGGGTAAACAAAAACTAACAGGCGCTGAAGTTGCCAGTTATTATAAATCAAACCCAAGCGCAAAAGCTGCAGCCAATCGAGATAAGAATGTTAAATTAGCAATTGAACTTGCGTTGGATTTATCAGGTAATATGAATTACGCAGTTAAAGAAATTGATAAACTCAAACGTAATCTATCAAAACATCCTGAAGTTCAAAAGGCTTTAAGATCTGCAAATGAATCCTTCAACATTGACTTATATCGAGCAGCATCTATTCAAGAAAGAATGCAAAAAGAAGCCGATAAAGAATCCAAACAGCAAAAACAACAACCTGGGTATTATAAAGATCTAGGTGGTTCTACTAAAGATAAACGCCAAGCACATTTCAATAAAAAGTCAAAGATGGACGACGACAATCCTGATGCTTATGATAAGGCACCTGGTGATGCAGAAGCTAAAACAAAACCATCTAAGCATTCAAACAAGTTTAAGAAAATGTTTGGCGAAGCAGTAGATCGTAATATGGAACGTGCAGGTTTAAAAAGACCACATCAACTATTAAGACAAGACAATACTGTTAACTTCGATTATAGATTCAAGATGTATCGTTCTGCCAAAGAAGCAGAAGCATTAGAGAAACAACGAGCAACTATTGAATCAGAGATTACAGAACAAAGAATAGACGAGTTAGAACAATTGATTGAACAAGTAGAATTCGTATCAGAAAAATCAAATCCAGAAAAATCCCTAAAAGATAAAGCAGAAAAATCAGGTATGCCTTACGGTATATTAAAGAAAGTGTTTGATAGAGGTGTTGCAGCTTGGAGAACAGGCCATCGTCCTGGTACAACTCCAGTACAATGGGGGTTGGCAAGAGTAAATAGTTTTGCTACAAAATCACCAGGTACATGGGGTAAAGCTGATAAAGATTTGGCCGACAAAGTTAAATAATGGATCGTATAAATAATATTAAAGAAGATGGTGGAGCTGGTGATTGGGGAACCGATAAAGCTCGAGCAAGACTTCAAAAGGATACGCCTGGTCAAGAGATCGCGCGCAAAAAGAAATTAAAAACTTTTAAAGAATTTAAGGACCAGGAAACCAAATGAAAAATTTTAGACAAGTATTGGAAGGCGTTGATGTAATCAGCGAGAACCTTTCTAAATCATCAAAAGAGCTGGCAAAAGAAATTGATACTGCTGCCAAGAAAGAATCAGGCGGAGATAAGGCAGATTATCAAGCTGTTGCTAAATTTATATCTCAAGGCAAACTTAACGACGCTAAAAAGATTATTGCTAAATTAGACACCGTCGTACTTGAAGATTTGATTACCTTTATAATGGGCCATGAGGATGTATTCAAAGCAATGTATCCTAGAGCTCGTCCTGGTCAATACGCCGCTTCATTCGCAAGAAAGGAAAGTGTTGAGGAAGGTAAATTACCACCTGCTCTTCAAGCCTATCAAGATAAGAAGAATGGCAAGAAGCCTAAGGATGATGTTGAAGAAGAAATGTCACCAGCTGATAAGGCAAAACGTCTTAAGATGATTAGGCAAGCTGTTGAAAAGATGAATAAGTCTAATATGGAAAGAGCAAAGAAAGATGCTCTCAAGATGATGAAAGATTCAGGTATGTTTGATGAAGATGTTGAACTTCAAGAAATTAGAAAAGCCCCACAGATTAAATATTTACGGTTCAGAGATTAGTGGTTTAAGATTTGGAGGTAAATATTATATGGCAATGGCAATTGATATGAGAGGCAAACTTATGTATAAAGTAATTGATGAGTTTGGTTCTATTGAAACCGTTGACCTTAAAACATTCGCAAAGAGGTTTGGATAATGACATATATATTTGAGGCACTTGCCGAAGTTAGGTTAACAACGGAAAACATTCAGAAAGTTATTAAAATGTATCCAAGAGATAACGATTGGAGGAAGTTAATAACTAAACACCGTAGAGATATTGATGCTCTTCGTAGAGGTAAAGATTTACCAAAGAAAGTCGAAGACGAGTTAATGGCATGGGCATTGGATAACGGCGAAATCAAATCTGATGACGTTGATGAATTAGATGATTTCATTGATAGTATTATGAATGAAGGAACTGGAGTAGATCCTAAAGTTGCTAAGGCTGTTGAAGCTCTAAACAAGCTTGGTTATATGCTCAGAGGCCGGAGGCGATTTCATTCAGGTGTTAAACGTGTTGAAACCTTTTTTAGATCTGGTAATAAGAAATTATTACAAGGTGCTATAGATGTATTAGATCCTGATATTCGTGATGACGTCATGGGTATCCTTGAACCATTAGGTTTTGTTAAAAATGGTGTTGTTGAATCAGTTGATCTTGAAGAGAAGCTAAAAGTATCTGACGGTCTTGGCGCATGGATAACAGATTTCAAAGATTCTGATGCTCCACAATTTAAAGATGCCGACGAAAAGAAACGCCGCGATATGGCTATAGCAGCATTTGTAGCAGCAGGCGGAAAGCTTGGCGAAGATACCGAAGAGCAATGAAAACCTTTAAACAGTATTGTGAAGCAGACGGCTGTTGGTCTGGATACAAAAAAGTTGGAATGAAAAAGAAGAACGGTAAAGACGTTCCCAACTGTGTACCAGAATCAACGGAGCTTGAAGAATTGAACACGAATCAATTAATTAAGAAGTTAGCTGCTGATACAATATTCAAAAAGAAATATACTGCGGCCGTTGCTAAAGTAAAAGAAATCATGTTTAAACACGGACCCAAGCCAAGACATGGTAAAGAATACTACTCAGGCAAGATTGCTCAACAATTTGGATTAGACCCACATGTTTTAGCATTACTTGTTGATGAACAACTATCCGAAGGTTCTGAATCTTGGGAAGACGGTTACGAACGTCGTGTTGTTAAAACAACAAAACCAGAACATAAAGAACAAGGTTATAATTGGCGCATCAAAGGCAAAGATAAAGATAACCTATCAATCAAACTATATAAAACTAAACCAGACAAAGCAGAATTTGAAAAACAAATGAAGCGAGTCGCAGGACATGAATTCGGAGGATAAGATGGCAAAGGAATTAACAAGGCAAGAAAGATTAGACGTAGAGATCAAGAAAAGTCTTGACGCAAGAACAAAAGAATTTAAAGAAAAAATCAATAAGCTAACTTATGAAAAAATTAAGCAAGCTTTAGTGCCTTCAAAGGAGCCATTAAAAGGTTATCCGCATAACGAAAGTATGGTCGAGGCTGCAGATCCTTGGCAGGATGATATAGATTACCTTAGCAAATTAGATAAGACTGATCCTAAAAAGGCAGCAGCTTTTAGAAAAAGAACTAAAGCGCTTAAGAAAGGTGGTGGTTGGAATTTAGCAGGAAAGCCAACGCCTGAACAAAAGAAGATTATGCAACAAATGGATAGGGATGCCAAGAAAAAGCACCCCAATTTATATAGAGAAGAAGTTACTATTTCAATGGACGAATCCGTTAACGAAGCCCTTAAAGCTGGTAAAGGAAAAGGACTTGCAGATAAACGTAAAAAGTAGTTGACATTTAGTCACAGAGTTGATATAATAATATAATGAAAACCATATCTGAATATAGAATATCCCCGCTCGAAGAGGAAGCAGAAATTGTTCCTTATAACGAGCTGCACGTTGTTGTATTAGGTACAGGAGATGGTGACGGTACTTTTGCTGATATTGTTGAAGAAGTTTCTGTTAAGAGAGATATCAAATACGATTTCGTTGATATAACAAAATCGTGGATTGCTGACTCTGATATTGACATCGGAACTGTAAAGCTTCGTAACGTTGATGGCAAAGATAAAGATATTGAGATTGAAACACATAACTCAATTGTATTTGTAAGAGCAGGAGCAATCGGTACGCTTTCCTCCCAAGCGTTTATATCCTCCTTACAAGATATTGGCTTTTTGCTTGTTAACGATTTAGATTCTATGTTAGTCTGTGATAACAAAATGTCCAACGCATTATTGTTAGGTCGTAATAATATACCGATTCCAAGAACATCATCTATACCCAACGAACAATCTATCGAAGACGCTCATAAACGAGTAGGTGGAAAGTTCCCTGTTATTGTTAAAACACTTAAAGGAACTCAAGGTGTTGGTGTAATGAAGATTGATAGTATGTCATCTTTAACAGGTGTATGTCAATCGTTATGGAAATACGATGCTGATTTGTTAATACAAGAATTCTTTGAAATGAAATCAGATATACGTACTCTACTTGTAGGTGGTAAGATCATTGCTGCGGCAGAAAGAATACGAGCACCAGATAACAAAGACTTTAGAAACAATGTTCACCAAGGTGCAACAACAGAACCATACGATTTATCAAAGAAAGAGATCGCAGTAATTAAAGCAGCCGCAAGAGCAACAGGCGCAGTTTATTGTGGAGTAGATCATTTTGTTGATAAGAAAGGCAATCCTTATATTATCGAAGTAAATGGTTCTCCAGGTATTCGTTCTCACTTTGAAGGTTATGATCCTTGGACAGAAGAGAAACAAGGTAAAGTATCTGATAAGAAAGTTGTAGAGACAATTATACAATTCTTTTCTAAGGATGTCAATAGAAGACCAATCTTTAGACAAGAAGCAGGTTATATTGAAACGATTATATTTAAAGGTATGGAAAAGAATCCTGTACGTGCAAAGTTTGATTCTGGTAACAGTGCAAAAGCAAGTATGCTCCATGTTGATAAAATGGAAACAAAAGGTAAAATGGTATTTTGGGAAAAGAACGGTCATAAGTTTGAGAGTGAAGTAATATATGTCTCAAACCCAACTCGTGGTCAGAAGGCATTTGATACAAGACCTGTAATTGAACATGAGATCTTTTTCAATAACAAGAAACATATTGCCGAAATCGCGTTATCATTAAAAGATACTGCTTCAGAGATGTTAGTGAATCGCAAACTAATGACAAAGTTCAAAGTTGCGGTGAATCCTAATAGACGATTCATACTCAGCGATAAAACAGATAAGAATGATGAGAGTGATCACTAATGAAAAAATTTACAGATTGGAAATACGATGGGTTTGGATTATACGAAGGTGTAACAGTTCCTTTAGAAAGTCCTATGATTGAATTTGATGATTCAATGGGATTACTTGCAGCAGAAAAAGAACCTGAGTTAAATACACCAAAGCGTTCAAGTGGAGATAAAAAGTATGTTGTTTATGTACGAAACCCTGACACAGGAAACATTAAAAAGATTGAGTTCGGTGATGAAAAGGGTGGTCTTACGGCTAAGATTAATGACAGAGATGCAGCGAAGAACTTCGCAAGCAGACACAATTGCGATACTAAAACAGATAAGATGTCTGCAGGGTACTGGGCATGTAGATTACCTAAGTATGCAAAAGAACTCGGACTCAAAGGAGGAGGGGATTTCTTTTGGTAAGCCATATACGGACCTAAATGATATTCGTATATTTGATGTTAATGAAGATGAATCGAAGTTTGTCTGGCATAGAGATAAAGAAGATAGAAAGATTGAGGTATTAAAAGGCGATGGTTGGCAATTTCAACCCGAAGGATGTTTACCTTTTCTATTAAAGCCAGGCGATCACTTTTACATTGAAGAAAATGAATACCACAGATTGATTAAGGGTATTAATAATTTGGAAATCCGAGTAACCAAATTGTTATAAATAAACATAGAACATATAAATTAGAGCAAAACATTTTAAGGAGACACAAATGGCAGACGGTAGTTTTAAATTAGTTGACATGGACGACAAAAGTTATAAGAATGCGTTGATGCTGGCCAAGAAAGCAAAACTTAATCCGTTTTCTAAAAAAACTTCAACTGGAATGGAGTTAAGTGTTTTTGGTGATAATAAAGATATAATGAAATTCATCAAAACTTTACCAGAACAATATAACGAGGAAACTAAAATGTCCGATTGGAAAGAAATTATCGAGAGTAAGATTGACACTAAGATGTCGGCTGCTCTTCAAAAGAAACAAGAAGTGGTTAGTGAAAGAACTGTTGAAGAAGAAAACGAATATCAGAAGTTCTTTCAATCTGCTTTGAAAAAATTTGGAGTCGAATCTCCAGCAGAGCTTGATGACGCAAAGAAGAAGGAATTCTTTGATTACGTTGATGCAAACTGGAAGGGAGACAACGAAAAGGCTGAGGGTACTGAAGCTCAGGACTCGATAAAGCCAGCAAAGAAAAAGGATTTAGCTGCTAGCAATTGCGGCGGTTAATCCATTATATTATAGGAGTAAATTATGTTTTTGATTGAATGGATTAAAGGCTTATTTTCTAAAGACGAAGTCACTCCTGCTAAAGTAGACCCAGTGAAGGAGCCAAAGAAGGCTGCTACTGCAAAAGGTCCTCAAGTTACTAAAGCTGCGTTAGGTAAACTAACAAAAGCTGGACTTGAAGAAGCTGGTCGTAAAGCAGGTATTGTACTCGACAAAAGAAAAAAGAAAGCCGATTTAGTTAATGAACTTTACAAAGTTTTAAAATAATAAAAATAATAATAGGAGAATAACAATGGCACTATGGGGAAAAACAGACACAGCTGCTGACGCACCAAAGTGGCTCGAGGATGATGTTAATAACACTAATAAGTCCAATGATAAAGACAACGCAGTATTCGTTGACTTGACAGAGGCAGGTGTTGCATCTAACAAAGCTAAAGGTCTTACAGGTCCAGGTTGGTGGTTATACCATAC